CCTATTAAGTTGTGATATTCATTTTTAGTTAAAGGCTTTTCTTGACACGTAATAAATTCATATTGTGGTAAAGAATTTTTTAAATCTTGAAATATAGCAGGTTGCTTTTCAGGAGCCAATCTGTGCGGAAAAAGAATAATATTTTTCTTATCCATGTTCTGATACATATCCAAAGTGTGTTCCATGTACTCCATGGGCCAACCTACTCTACATACCTTGTTACCTTTTGGAGCATTTAAACCTACATACTGTTCTGCTTTTGTAAATGTTTCACAGAATAAATCAATATGAAAGTCTGTGGCATAAAAATTATTATCAAACACATCAAACATTGCCTGTTCTGTGTTTCTTACCCAAGGTTTATCTCCAATCAGTCTACCTAAGAAGTCTTGTGGATCATATGAACCGGCGTGCCACATACCACCTATTTTAATTTTTACTTTTAACAGTTCTGCCATATACTTCAATTGTAGTACTGTTGGATTCCATGCGTCTGTGTACAAGAAGTAATCGCCATCTTTTATTTTGCCATCGCAGAACAGTTTACCTATTTGTTGCATTTGATTGGCTTTGTAAACATTAGTACCACCAAAGTTTAAAAATGCTCCAGGTGTAGTTGCTTGTGGAGTATCGCCACCACTGATAGATACAACATCTGAATTAGTAGCACGTTTGAGTTGTTTAGGAAGATTGTACTTCCACTCTTTCGTGTACCTTGTGTCAACTGCTTCTAAATCTACAATATAAACTGTCATTGGTCTTTCATATTAAAAATAAAACTTAATCCGGCAAATGCTATGAATGACATAAAGAAAATGTCACTCAGCATTTCATTGCCATTGCCTGTCAATGGATGAGGCATAGTAATACTATACCCTATCAGACAAACAAAAGCAATAATGCCGAACACGTATGTCAAGGACTAGTCCTCAACATGGTAGATGGTCTCACTACCATTCTCACCATCTTCGCTAACGTTGATGATAATCTCTCTACCTGGATATCTTTTAGTAATTGTTTCATATAGATCATCACTTATCATTTCGCAAGATTTATAATCTAACTGTAAAGTTTTTTCTGCATACAGTTTTTCTAACCATCTTTTGAATTGAATAAATTCGATGTCTCGATCATCGTGAAATACTTCTATTTCTACTTTAAAATGAAATATATGTCTGTGAGGATATCCTAAAAATGATACATCATATTCATCACCTGTTGCTAACTTTGGATCATCCAATGCCGCAGGATATTTATGAATGCCTTCTTTTTTAAATGTTACCCATATAAATGTTTTTTTATTCATAATTAATTATAGCAATTTTATTCGTCTGTGTCAACGTCAATTACTGTGTCCCCCACATATTCTTTCCAATCTGTATAGTGCATATCTTTTGTAATTTCATTAAGATTCCTGCTCCAAACACCTGTGTTTGAATGTCCCCACGTCACATCATCTATTTTAAGAGTAGCATTACCATTTACTTTGTAGATGTTGGGAATTTTGGCACTTATCATTGGAATAAACTTTTTATAACTCATTAAACCTGTGCTTGTAACAGTTTCCATATATTCTATACCAAAATCAAGTGTAACCCAAAAATCTTTGTCTAACAATGACTGGATCATTTCGTGCCATGGTTTCAAATCTTCTGGGGTATTAATCACAAAACTTTGACTTGTTCCAAAGTAAATGTGTTTTGCATTATGTTGTGTTGCCAATTTTGCAATTTCATCTACTGGACGTGTACCAACCACAAACAATGTTTGCCAGCCTTTTGCTATTGTGTTTTCAATCTCTGTGCCTGTGAAGTATATTACCTGTTTTCTTTTTGCTGTGTCTAAAGCCATTCTATGTATCCTCTGCTGTATCCTGGCATTCTTTGATTGCCTTCTTTAAAAGCATCTTGCCATTCAGTTTTTCTATCATACCCCATGCTCCAAAATTTGTCTATGTTTAAAGCACCTTTTTCAATCATGTTTACTGCCATCTTCATGCATCTATGAAAGTCTTTTTGTCTCGGACTTGGAAAAATCACTGTAACAGCATTCCACAACAGTTTACTGAATGATGTTGTGATTTTATTTGTTTTTTCTGCTCCAAGCACAATCAATCCTTGTGGTTTTATGATATCTCTCACAAACACTTCGTCTCTTGTGTTTAAATCTATCACAATGTCGTATGTCCCTTCAAATGAGTTTTTCAAATTATCGCCCCAACGTTCTTTGTTATGACTGCCTATTACATCTATTTGAAAGAAATAATTTGCATTTAGATATTGATACACAACCCAACTTAAAAATCCACTGCCTATAATAGCAATTCTTGATTCTTTACTGTTACGTTTTTCAAATTGATGTTCTTCTTGCATTACCACATTCAAACCACAAGCAACTGGTTCTATAATGTATTTAGGGTCTGCCTCTGGAACATTTACATAAGTTCCTATGTCTGCATTGTACTGATCAGCATATGCAGGCTCGCCTCGTGTTGCAACATAGTCTCCAATGTTGACATCTTTTACGTCCTTGCCTATTTCTAATACTTCACCTAAACCTTCATGACCTTGCATATTCATAGGAAGTGGACCAAAGTCGCCGTTCATCATATCAATATCGCTTCTACATACGCCAGTAAAAATACTTTTTACTCTTATTTGATTAGGCATGATATCGGGAACATCAAATTCACCTTCTTTGAATTCGCCTTTGCCTTCAGTGTATAATATCTTTACTTTCGTCATTAATTTTTTCCTGTATGTATAAATCTTGTTCTAGTTGGTTGTTCCAAAACATATCATCTTCTAGATGTATCAAACTGTTTTTAATCATTTCTTCATATGCTTGTTCTGGACATAATCCTAAAGATATTGATTCTAAATGCGATTCTCCGTCTTTGTAAAAATGTATAGCCATATCATCGTGTAAGTTATTTTTCCAATTAGCATACAGTATATAGGTTTTGTTACCATCTGTCAATTCCATAGTGGCTGAATCATCCACATCATAAACTCCATTTTCATTAACAACACCATAATCTGTACCTGTACAATCCGACAAGTTCCATCTTTGCTCTGTATGATATTTTTTAACTTTAAAATCTTGATAAGTGTTCTTGTTCACAGACATCATTATACTCATCAAGTGAGGTAATAGATCTCTGCTCACTCCTCCAAATGCTTTGCTCTTATCTGTAAACCATGTTCCTGGTCCAGGAATTCTATTTTTATTAACCCAATTAATCTGTATCAAATCACTTGCTTCACAATTTTTTGTGATATCTTTTATATTATTTCTCCATTGATTGTTCTTTGTCATCATAAATCTTGTGGACTTATTTAGGTTCGTAAGCAATCTCCAGTGATTGATTGTTTCAACTCCTGGCTTTTCTACAAACACAATCTTTGTGTGTTCTGCTAATTTTAATGCTGTCTTGTAATGCAAATGATTAGGCACACAAATATGAGCAGTGTCAAATGGTGCATGAGCACTTATGGCTGTGGTGAGTTCAGTAAAGTCTCCATTAGCATCAGGATTTATATCAACAGTGATCACTTCATGCCCCATTCTTTTTAGAATGTCAACGTATAACTGTCCGAACCCTAACCCAACAACCAAACTTTTCATTATTGTAATGTTTCCTGCATTTTCTTCAACTGTGTTTTTAAAAACAGTTTCATTTTTTTAAATTTTAAAAGCAATTCTTTCCCGTCCCATGATCTGTCATATGAACGTTCAGATTCCATTTCATCTACTTTGCCTTTGTACCAGTGGTACTCTTTTTCTATTGCTTTTACTTTTTTACTTTTATTTGCCATTTTACATCTCCTCCATTATTCCTAACACCTCTGCACCTATCAACAAAATGCCTGCTAACGCAATAATATTGATTCCAGAAAATGCCATTAAGCCGTATCCAACAAATCGTATTCCACTCTTTGCTATACTAAATTTAAAGTGTCTTGATGTTTTACTTTCTTTTGGTTGTACCATATTATGCCTCCTCAAATAAGTTAGAAAACTGTGTACTTGCATTCACAGTCTTTTTACCTGTTGCTCCTCTAGTGCCAATAATTGACATCCAGAATCTGGAAAACTCTTCTACTACTGCATTTGCTTCATCTCTACTGCTTGTGGCAAACACAGCATTCACAATATCTTTAAAAGCAACTCTGTCAAATTTTTCTTCCACTAACATTTTAGGATTTAATCCTGCATCGTATTGACGATTTGCTTCTTGTACTGCTGAAATGTGTGTCCAAACATTGTGTGCCATTTGTAATGTGTAACTGAATGAATCCCAAGAAGTTTTACCTTCGTTGCCCATTTTGTTTAGATCACCTGGCTTGTAACAAGTGATGTCTTTCAGCATCAGTCTTTTGCTGATTGCACTGTCCATGAAATTATTAAAGATGCCTTTTTCTAACACAGCCTCTCTAAACAATTTTGTTTCAGATGAAAAATCCTTGTTGTCAACACTAGGTTGCATTCTATAAGTCCATTTCTTTTTGTCTTCAATTTCAATATCTGTATAAATTTGTCCATTAGCACTGGCTAGGAACGGTGAAGCACAATCAAATGTGATCATAAAGTTCTCATTATGATACTTTCTAATCGCTCTCTGAACGTCTGTCAGCAACACTGCCCACTCTAATTTACTTGTACCTAAGAAGTGCATAACATCATGCACACCCTTTTCCAATAATCCATCAAATCTCAAAGCAACCAAACGTTTCAATGCCAAGTGTATATCACACATATTTTGACCACCCATTGCCCAACCATTAAAATGTGTGCTAGGAAATTGTTTAGGATCACAATAGTGTTTCATCTGTGTGTACCAATCATCTGCTTGTTGAAAGTTTTCACCTTGTAATACATTTAAGAACTTACAATTACCATTACGATTTTTCATAAAATAGTCATTGTTAATTTTTGTGCCATCAACTGCTTCTTGATATGAACTGATTTTACTTGCCGCCGCACCCGCAGGAGAACGAGATACCCAAGCAGGTATATCCAATATCATACCATAGTCCATGTTACCATCCATAAACGCCAACACCTGTTCACGTTTCTTTTTGGCTTTAGGGCAATTAGGATCTTTCCAATCGCCTTCCCAAACACCTTTACCTATCTGAAATCCCCCTGAATCACCTAATACCCAATTGTCTTTTCTGTCTCTGTTTCTGATTATATCATCTCTTACAGAAAAATGATCCATGTTTAAATCAGCATGACCCGCCGAATATAGATGCCACTTGTAATAGAAATAAGTGTCTTTGGAACTCATGTAATTCATTCCTTCAACACCATGTTCAAAGTTTTGAGGCACTCTTTCAGGTTTTATATAGTCTTCTTGATGTCTTGCTTTACCAAGATCCCTAGCATAAAAACTGCTTAATGCTGGCAAAAATGTTGCGTAGTCTTTTTGCTTTTCAGTTAGGTTGTCAGTGGGTATGATTTTCTTATCCATATTATCCAAATGCCTTAATTGCTAAAAGTGGAACTAACCAAGGATATATCAAGTGTTCTATCAATTCATAGATCACAAGAACTGTCAGTAGTATAGCCCAAAGTCTAGATGTTTTTGCTTTTTTACTCACATAGGTAAAAACTTTAGAATGCATTTTACCTATTCTATCTATTATGCCTGGTTTTTTCTTTTTTTGCATATTATTTTGTCTGTGCTGGTAGTATGTAATTGTATTCACCAATTCCACTATCAACTGTTATCTGCATTGCTCCTTGATCAGAAATACTCATTTTAACTTTCCCATCAAGACTTAAAATACTGATTACTTGTTGTATCGGCCAACTCCAAGTGTTTTTTAATTCACCTGTTATATCAGATTGAAATACAAATGATCCTGCGTGTGAATTAGCATCACCAAAATAAAACATCAATGCATTATTTTCTGTCTTCACAGTAAACACAGTTTCTTCAACGTGTGCCGCCGCTTGTAATTTTAATCTTTGTATTGCCGCAAGTTTAGGTTCAAAATCAATATCCCAATTGGATCCTTTAAATTTAACAGATTTTAATTTTTCATTAATAATTTCAGTACTCATAAATCTGTAATCATTTTTAAAATCACCGCCTGCATTTTCAAAGTGAATATGCGTTGGAATAGTTTTGCCATTTCTCTCTGCTGACTTAACTTCGATCTTTGCTTCTTTTTGATACTCTGGACATTTCAAGTGCAAAGCCAATTTGTCTAAATTAGGCATACCAAATACACCATCAAATTCATTTACTTTATTATTTGTGTTTGCTGAAAGAATAACTGATCTGTCTTCAGCCATACTTTCTATTTTTGTTTGTTCTTCATTGCTTACTTTTACAAGGCTAAGAAATCCTAGCGAGTGTGTATGTGCAACGATGTCTTGTAAGATGTCTTTCATATTATTATTCTCCTGTTTATTACATTATATTTAGGTTTTGACGAAAAGTCAATGACTAATTGTTCCATCTTGATTTCACTCCAAAATGTTTATAAGCCTTCTGCACACTTTTGGCTTGAAAATAACAATCAGCCAATGCGTTGTGTAGTGACATTTGTATGTCTTTTCTTGGATCTTTTGGTAACATATTGAATAGAGTTCTTGAATCTCTAATTTGCCAATAGTTCCATGGGACCGGTTGTCCCAATTGAGCATACAAATTCTGTAATATGGCGTAATCAAAAAGTGGACCTTGGCACCATAATTCGTCTATGCCTACACACCATTTGTTTAATTGTTTTACCATACTGTTTAATGAAACTCTATCTTCATCTCCTAGTGCTTCATCTCTAATTTTTTCATCTTGTCGACCCCACCATTCTAAAGTGCCTTCATCAACGTGTCGACTTAATTCACTTTGTTCATCTACATCTACTCGTAGGTACAATCCTGCGTGTGGTTCTGAATCTGTGTAAGGATCAAACTTTATAGCACCCAATGTCAATACAGTAGCATCTGGTCTGGTGCTCAATGTTTCTAAATCTATCATTCCGTGTATAGCCATCTATCCTCCAAAATCAAATAGGTTGTTAAATGTATTTTTGCTTTCAGTTGACTTGATATCCCAACCTAATACTCCAAGCAAGTTGCCTAATTTGTTATCAATTATTGTGCTTTCCATTGTAGCATCATCAAATGGCAATTCTTTAAACCATTGTGGAATATGCAATTCGTCTACAGGATATGCAACACTAGTAAAGTCCAATGGATTCTTTTTCAATTTACATACAATTACTTTCATGCCATCCATAATTTCTTGTGAATACTTGTCGCTGTTCATACGTTTAAGTGTGTTCCAGTTGATACTTGCTCTAACGTGTCCAGGCATATTTGCTTTACCTTGACGTGCTTCTTTTTTAGCATATTCGCCTATGTTGTTTGCTCTACGTGGAGATCCTTTCTCCCAGCCAGGTCTAGTTTTAAATTCATTTCTGAATTGTGTGATTTTATCCAACACTTGTTCTTCTGTGTTATTGTTCAGCACCATTAATAATAATTCAGATAAAAAATTTTGAATGTAAACAGGTGTATCTGATCTTTTTAAATCTAATCCCATTGCTTTAATTTTTCCACTTTTGCCTTCTTGATCAGTTCTAAATCCTTCTAAGTCATATATCAATATGGCATATCTTTTCTTTGTAATAAACAAACCTGATGTTGCCACACTTTCTCTACCTGCTTGAATAACTTCTGCTCTTGATCTCATACAATGAAATGCTTGTCCCATAAACTTTTTAAATGAATTGTTCACTTCACCTGCCACTTGATCATACAGTTTCACAACACTTTCTTTAGTCCAAGGAATTTTTCCTTCGTCTATTTCTTTTTTCAATACTTCATATGCTGAAAAGTATGCTGAATCTGTATCACCATATATCATTGCTTTACCAACATGATTGTATTCGCCTGTTATTACTTCATTGATCTTGGATGCCATGTGTTTGGATATCTGTCTGCCCGACAGTGTTGTTGATTGTCCAATACGTTTGTCAAAGAATCTACAACCAGGATTTAGAATAGCACCATACAAACTGTTCAAGTTAATCTTCTTAACCAACTGTCGTTTATCCCAAAATTCAATCTCTGCATCATTCTTTGCCTCTTTGGCTTTTTTCAACATTGCCTGCATTTCTTTTCTTTCTTTGTACCAACGAGCAAGTAGTCCAGGTATTACACCTTCAAACTCACTTGTAAATATTGTTCCATTTGCACTGATCATCATAGGATTGTTGCTGTCAAATACCATCTTGTAAATTTCAGCACCACTCATTACATCTGATTTACCATCTTCCCAATCTACATTAATACTGATATCTTTTCTTTTATCCATCACAGCATCATATTCCAATGATCCAAAATGATTTTCCCAAGCACCAGCAAATGACTTCTTCTGCAATGTCATTTGTTCTTCGATGTATTCGTCTGTGTATGTTGGTCTCAATTGTCCCATCACACATTCTGGAGCCATGTTCAAGGCTCTAATCACAGATGGATACAGTGAATTAATATCCATCGAACCTATCCAACTGTGTAAACCTTTTCTTGGATATGCCACATATGCACCTGCGGCTGTTGTAGAATCTTCATCTCGTTTTGGTCTATTAGGAACTTGCACTCCTCGTCTATGTGCTTCATTTATAATTGCTTGTTCTGTTACTGCCACTGCTCCTAGTGTTGTTTGAAGTAACACAGTGTTGGCGTGTGCTAATTCATTTGAAAGTGCTATGAATCTAAGTTTACGATCCAATTTGTCTAACAACGCAGTATCTTGTCTGTTGTATTCTATAAATGTTCTGAAGTCTTGATTATAAAGTTGATCCAAACTACCTTCATACACAGTTTTTCTTTCACCTATTTCATGTTCACCTATAGCATCTAACCTGTACGAATGTCTTTCTTCATAGGTGTATTTTCTATAAAGTTCTAATGAATCTAAATGCACTCTGCCCACTAGGTCATAAGTTTCCTGTTCTCTACCATATCTTTCAAAAGTTCTTTTCTTTGGCATCTGTTTCCATAAACACAAACGTCTTGTGTCATCTTTACTCATTACCTTTTTAATTCTGTTTATGATGTATGGCAAGTCATAACCTTCTGAATTCCATCCTGATATTACATCAGCATCTTGGATGATATCTAAAAATGCTTTAAGCATATCTGCTTCATCTTTATAAAGATACACATTCTCTATGCCTTTTGTTAATTCTTTTGCTTCTTCTATACCCATTGTTTTAGGAGGTATAGCAAACGTAACCATAGTGTTTAACCATTGCAATGAAACTGTGATTGCTGTGATTGGCATAAATGGATCACTAGGTTGACTGAATCCTTTTTCAGGATCAAAGTCTGCTTCAATATCAAAGAATGCTATATTTAAATCGGGTGCATTTTGATTAAGATAATTTTCACTTAAACATTGAAAGATTGGATTTATGTCTGATTCGAATAAAGTTTTATTTCTATTGATTGCAAGTTCTTTATGAAAATCTTTTGTGTTCTTAGATACGATTCTGTTTAAAGGCTTACCTGTAGTACTCTTGTATTTGCCACCTGGATCTTCGTGATAGAATGTGTATTTGATTGGATATTCTTTGAATACTCTTTCTTTGTTTTGTCTTTCAACAATTCTTATAATATCAGAATTTCTGTCAAAGTATCCGTCTATGTAACTCATTTGTTCTCCTTTTTGTCATTTGTGGCTGACAAAATACCTAAAATCAATTGTGGCTGATATTGCCTTACTTTATATAATATAATAGTATACCTCCGAAACCCATTGCTGTCAATACTAAATTTGTTACAATCAGTGCCGGTTCTTTCCAAAGAATGGATACTATTAACCAAACTATTCCGCCCATTGCCAGAAGCAGTGGACCTGCAGGATATAGTTCAGGAAATCCCGCATTTACGAATGTGCCTATAATTAAAATTGCTGTTGCTAACCATTTTAGGTTGTTGCCTGTGTTTACTTTTTCCATAATTATTTTGTTTCGAATCTATCAAAGACTCTGTTGATCACATTGTTGACTCTTACAAAGTGTGCCGCTTTAGGCATGTCTTTGATTCGTCTTGCTCCAATGTAAGTGCAAGTGCTTCTGACTCCACCTAGTATTTGTTCAACAGTTTCTTTAACTGAGCCTTTGTCTTGTAGTGTTACTGTTTTGCCTTCTACGCCTCTGTATCCGTCTTTTCTTTGTCCATGTGTGCTTAATGCTGTCTGTGAAGCCATACCATAAAACACTCTCTTGCCATCTTTTAACTCTAATTCTGATTCATCATGTCCTGCTAACATTCCACCTAGCATGACAAAATGTGCACCACCACTCAATGCTTTGGCAACATCACCTGGCTGAGTGCATCCACCGTCTGCAATGATATGTCCTCCCACACCATTTGCGGCATCTGAACATTCCATGATCGCTGAAAATTGTGGAACACCTACTCCTGTCTGCGTTCTTGTTGTGCAAACTGATCCAGGTCCAATTCCTACCTTGACAATATCTGCACCTTTAATAATTAATTCTTCTGTCATGTTAGGAGTAACAACGTTACCTGCAATGATAACTTTTTCCGGATACTCCTCTCTAATTTTTGTAACAAAATCCACAAATGATTCATGATAAGCATTGGCAACATCAACTGTAATACATGGAATGTCAGGAAATGCAGACATCACTTGTTTCAATGTTTGATAGTCCTGTGCGTTTTCGTCCCACATCGCTCCTGTACCAACACAGGCAGAAACATATTTGAATTTTAATCCTGTGCCTGCGGCGTTTTTCCAATCATCTATAGTGTAATGCTTTCTAATTACTGTAAGCATTTTAAATTCTTGTAGCACTCTTGCCATTGAAAATGTGCCAACACCATCCATGTTCGATGCCATGATCGGCACATATGAAAGAGTCTTGCCACTGTTTTTAAATTTAAACTCACGCATGATATCTACATCACGTCTTGAATTTAATGTTGATCTTTTAGGTTGTAATAGTACGTCTGAGTAATCTAAATGTATGTTATAATCTATTCTCATATTCCTTCGTCTGTTGTTCTCAACTCATATCCGCCAAAAAAGTCTGTTGCATTTATGGCTCTGTCATCTATCCAGACATCGTACACCGGTTTTTTCATTGTGATTGAAGTGTGCTTTACATTCCAATCCTTTAACTGTTGATGTGTAAGTTCAGTCCAGTCTTTGCCTGAATTACCACCTCGTGCTGTCCAATAATGTATTTCGTTGCCTTTATCGTACAGTGCGTTAAGTTTCGCTATGCGAACAAGGTCTGGCTTACTGTCTACATAGTTACTGTTTTCATTATAACAAATTGTGTTGTCAATGTCAACCATATACTTCATAAGTTGTACACGACTATTGGTCTTTACCAACTGCAATAATCAAGTTTTCTAATGAATCAAAGTCGTCTGAATATTTGTGCCATTCACCTTTGTGAGCAATCTTAATTGCCTTGTTTATAAGTGCTGGTTTGATTTCTAATTCTTCTGCAACTGCTTTCACAGTGTCTTTTAATCCGCCACTTAAATCTTCAACTTCTGAAAGAACGTTGGCTCCTTCATCTATAATTCTTTTAAGTTTTGCTTGTTCTTCTGGACCGTATGTTCTGCCTGCCATTTTGTTCTCCTTGTGTGGTTGTATGGAGCGACATGATGCCGCTCCGATATAATTATTTGCTTTCTAGATATGCGTCTAGTGTTTTTTGAAACTTACCTGCGTGTGACTTCTCAGCCTTTGCAAGTGTTTCAAACCAATCTGCGATTTCTTCAAAACCTTCTTCTCTAGCAGTTCTTGCCATGCCTGGGTACATATCAGTGTACTCATGCACTTCACCTTTCACTGCTGATTTAAGATTGTCTTCAGTTTCACCCATTGGTTCACCTGTTGCAGGATCTCCCACTTCTTCTAAATATTCTAGATGTCCGTGTGCGTGTCCTGTTTCACCTTCTGCTGTGCTTCTAAATACTGATGCAACATCTGGTGCACCTTCAATGTCTGCCTTTTGAGCAAAATAAAGGTATCTTCTGTTTGCTTCACTCTCGCCTGCAAACGCGGCTCTCAGATTATCTGATGTTTTTGTTCCTTTTAAAGACATATGTTCTCCTTCTTATTCGCTATTATACTTAATTTTTTTCAAGAAGTCAAGTGTCTTATTTGGAATCTCTTAATTTATCTTCGTAGAAATAATCGTCGGAATCACCAAAAGTAACTGTGCTTTCATTTTCACAGAAAAACTCTTTGGTGCTGACTTGAAAGTCTGGTATTTTTAATTCTGATGCCGTGAGTGATTGTTCAAACCAAAGCATTCTATTATTTGGTTGTGCAAAGTATTGTCCATTTGCCAATCTACCAAAATTGTGTTGTTTGTGTTCTGAGGGTACTTCGGAAACTCCGGTATTGACGGTGTTGGGATCTCCATGACATGCATCAACAGTGAACAAATATTCACCTTTCATTCTGCCACCACCCTTCAACATGATTTCGACATCACAATTTTTCAACATGGCTTTGGTCCAAACTTGTATATTGGAACTGAATGAATCCCAAAGTTCAAGTGTACCAAGTGGAAGTTGTTCTTCTTCTTTGATGTCTGTGCGCCAAACAAATGCTGATATTGGAAACTTGTCGTAACAGGCTCCATACTCTGGCAAGTATGCTTCAAACATTAATGCTCTACCCTGTACTGATTTAACTGCTATAAGAATTGCTTCTATGAAATCACCATGCCCACGTTGGAAATCGTGTACGTATTCTTTTTTGACCCAACATTTGATGTATGGTATATTTGCAACAAAGTTCAAGACACAGTCCTCTCATGGTTTAAATAATAACTGTGTGTATTTATTGGATTTTTATTTTTTCTTAATTGGAACGCAGTTGTCTACTCTTTTGCCACCCTTCATCTTGGTGCCCATTCTTTTGTAGCCTTTCCAACACACTTTACCATCAACACCTTTTTGCTTTTCTGCTTCATCCAGTGTTTCCCATGTTGGTTTGTTACACTCTTTACAAGTTTTTGCGGATTCTTTTAATTTATTCTGTAATTTGTTTGCTAATGATTCTTTGTAATCATGTGTGCATTTACATGCTGGTTTAGGCATTTCAATATCACAACCACACGTTTTGCAAATATTTTCTGCTATTGCTTCAGTTGGTTCAGCCATTGCTGTCTCTTGTCCAGATATCATTTCATATTCCATGTAATGTTTTACTGAACTCAAATAATCTGCCGCTTTGGTAATCTTAGCCGCTACCCAACCTTCTAAACCTTGTTCTTCAGAAACATTTTTTAACAGTTCGTGCAGTTTGATTGAATATTTTGCCGCTTTGTACAAATCTGATCTTGCCATTTGAACTTCATGATCCATCTCTGCTTTCTGAGCCATCAGTGCTAGGTCTTCTGTTTGTACTTCTTTTTTAGAATCTTTTTTGTTGCTTTTGCCGTTCTTCTTTGCTAGAGCGTCAATAGCCGCTTGTGGCATTTTACCTTCTTTAGCAACGTCTTTTTTTGTTAAATCTGAATGTTTCATAGTAATATTTATCTCTTTATTGGAGCACCAAATATCGATGTCCCTTTCATATCTAAAGCATTGTCAGTTGGTTTTTGCATTTTTGCTTTAGGTGGTTTTGCAGAAGCACCTTTTTTGCCATAGGCATCACGTGCTTTTTTATCACCTATTGCTATTTGTGGATTAGCCACTGTTGCAATACTGCCAGCCGATGTAGCACCTGCTGTTGCAACTTCTGATATAATGTCTCTGATACGCATAATATTATTTACCGTCTTTGTGTAAATTTTTAACACGTTTAGATGTGGTGTATTTGGCGTGTGGCACTTTGAGGTTCTTTTTACCGTATATGTCGCCCACCTTGTGAGTGTATACCAGCATTTCAGGATCCAATCCATAATGATAGTCCACACGAGCCTCCACCATTTTGATGTCCTTATAACGCATACTACTTGAATTTTTTCTTAATTTTGTCTACAAGTAAACTTACTTTAGAACAAGTGTACCACGTTTTTAATTTTTTCTTTGCTTTTTTCCACATAATATTAAATTAATTCTTTTAGACAGATAATACCATTATCAACGATTGCTCGTTCATTATAACTACCACCTGATCCAACTTCATTATCACCAGATTTTAATGCATCTAAGCCTGCGATGTATTTTGCTTCTGTAATATCACCATTTTCAAATCTACGTTTTAATGATAGCATTGAAGAAGCAGTTTCTTGTACCCAACCTGTTTTTGAGTCACGTGCTTCAATTAATCTTTCTATAAATTCAGCCATTGTTTATTCCTCTTTGTTTGTGTTTATTTATTTAGATTTTGCTCTGCCAGACTTCATGTTAGCACACCAATGATACATCTTAGCCTTCTCTCCGGATGCGTTTTTAGCCTTCTTACGCAATGATGTTACACTACCATTGCAACTGGCACCTGACTTCTTTACTCTGCCTGGTCTGCTTTTGCCCTTTTTCTTACCGTCTGCGAAGTTCTCCACCATATCTTTTTTATATAAAAGTTTATAGGCATTTTTTATCTGTTGCACTTTATCTTTTGCCTTAGGTTTCAACCTTTCAGTCCTCCACCACTTATCCATGTAATTAATCCACTGCTGATCACTTACTTGGATTGGTTTCAATTGTTTTAATCTCTCCGGCTCTTTTGTTCTAAACTGATCCAAGTTATCTTTGGTGATAATACTGATGTCGGGTTTGTAAGGTAGTCCTTTTTCTTTGTATGCCGCTCTGACCTCGGGACTATCAAAGTGCATTGGCCTCACGAGTCCTTTTGCCCGTAGTTCAGTCCACACTTTTGGATCAATGTTTTCTAGGAATTCAGCAAATTCTTCGTTGGCTCTGTTGTTACCCTTGTTCT